GATAATTTTGATAGACTTGATGATTACCCAATAGAAAAATGGCACGGAGGAAATGTGCATTTCATTCGTCCATCAGTTATTCATCTAATGAGAGGACAGATATTTGACATAGAAGATAAGTCATTCTTTGCTTTTGGAGGCGCAAGCAGCCATGATATATCTGCAGGTATTTTGGAACCTGATGATCCGGACTTCAAAGAGAAGAAGAAAAAGTTAGACAAGAATCCATATGCTTTATACAGAATTAATCATGTAAGTTGGTGGGAAAGAGAACTTCCAAATGAAGAAGAAATGAATGAGGGATTAGCTAATCTTAAAAAGCAGAATAATAAAGTAGATTATATCATTACTCATAGCCCATATACTTCACTGCTCAGACAGATGGACGGTGGGTCAGGATTATATCAGAGAGATAGATTGACCGATTATTTACAAGAGATTAAGCAGAATGTGGATTATAAGGCGTGGCTCTTTGGGCATATGCATCAGAACAAAACTTTCCATTGGGAGAGAAGCAGCTGTTTATATGAACAGATTATAAGGATTCTGTAGAAAGGAATAGTGATTAAAATGAATCAATATCCAAAAGTCAAGTGCCTAAATTGCAGAAAAGAAATTGGGGAGTGTAATTTTAAAACCTTTACAGTCAATTTGAAAGGTTATGATAAGAATGGCAAAAGAAAAATATTTTGCAGTCAAGAGTGTTATGACCAATATAAAAAGCAGTTTGAAGTAGAAGTATATAATGGGTGTTCAATTTACGCAGTTGAGCATTTGGGAGAAATAAGGTATATGCCTTGGTGGTTCTCAAGTTACTATTTCACAAATATCGGAGATTGTAGAAAGAGAATAGATAGAAAAGAAGTAGGTATTTATCCATCATATCTGTTTGGATCATTAGTTAGATAGAGAATGATCAATCAGGTACACGCAGTAACAAGTAAACAATTCGCACGGTTATCCGTAGAAAATTCCAATATTAACAACTGAACAGTTATATTCGTTTTTGGTGGTGAACAGCATACCTTTGGCTTAAATTACGCAAAAATTAGCCATAAATCACTGATGACATAGATTTTATATAGATTTAATATCTGTGTTCCAGTCTGAAAAGGCTGTTGATGTTATATATGATGCGAAAATATTTTTAATGAATTTATAGGAGGAATGCTACTTAATGGCAAAAAAGGAAAAGAAAGCGTTAGAAAAGAAGAACTGGTCAAATTCATTCATGCTTATTGGTGAAGCAAAAATCAATGAGTACACCTATAAGACAGATGAGAAGTCTGAGAAGTCAGATTGGATTTATAACAGTCTTAATTTGGGTGTGTATTGCGGAGAAACTTGCGGAACCGTATATGCAGAACTAATGGGTGGATATGGAGCAGAAAGAGACAATGTAGTATATGTTCATGGTAAGGGTGAAGATGGCAAAGATGATTTTGACAACAAATTTACTATTGATTGGGATGACAGATTTGATGAAACCATTCTTGAATCCGTTGGAGATCTTTGCTTCCTGACAGTTGGCTTGGAACGTGATAAGGGTGGAAAAGTATTTTATAAGAAATTCCTTTCGCCTTATGACATGATTGCTTATATCAAGGACAACTTGGAAGAAGGTATGGTTGTAAATGTCAAAGGCAATCTGAAATACTCTACATACAATGATGTGACACAGGTAAAAAAAGAAATCAATAGTGTCGTACTCTCTAAGGTCGATGATAGTAGTAAATATTGTGCTAGATTTACTCAAACAATGTTACTTACAAAAGACAGCGTAGGTAAGGCAGATAAGGATACGGGTGTTCTTCCAATTTATGCGAAAGTACTTGATTATGTCAAGGAATATAAGGGTAAGGAAGTAAAAACTAATATCCCATATGATAAGGCATTTGAATATGAGTTGAATCTTTCTGATCCTGCAACTTCTCAGAAAGTCGTAGAAAAGGTATTCAAGGTACAGAAGGGTGTAACAGAGGTTACATTTGAGGGTGATTTAATCGAAGGTGGAGCGGTTGTAACTGCAACAGAAGATGATATTCCAGATGATATCAAAACGCTTATTGAAATCGGCGTTTATACTCTCGAAGAAGCATTGGCAAAATGTACAGTAAGTTCTGGCAGAGAAAAGAGAATGGTAATCAGAAAACCTTCAATCAAGATGGTTGAGGACAAAGACGGCAATAAGACACCTGTTATTCAGAAGTTTGAGAAGAAGTATGATGAAGAGGATCTGATTCTTGACTTTATGACTGGTGACAATGACGATAGCGGAGATACATCTGAAGAAGCAATAGAGACAGAAGACGAAGAAGTACCTGCTAATGATGACAGTAGTTGGTTGGATAATCTGTAAAATATAAAGATTATTTATATTGAGGTTGCTTGGATGCAACCTCGCAAATTCAAAATATAAGGAGAATAATAACTTGGGAAAATACGGAAAAAAGAATGAAGTAAAGATTGATCCATTATCATATAATATTTGTTTGCTTGGGGAACCTAAGATTGGTAAGACCACTATTATTAAAGAAGTTTGTGAGAAATTAGCTGGTGAAGATGGTTATATCTTCTTGGAGATGAATGGTGAAGCTGGTGCAGATGCAATTTCCGGCATTGTATATGAGGATTGTGACGATTGGGATAAGGTAGAAGATATTATTGACGATATCGAGAGTAACAAAACTACAGAATATAGCAATTTGAAAGCTATTGTTATTGATACATACGATGGATGGATTAAATTGGCTGAATCAGAAGCTATTAGAAAGTGGAATGTCGATCATCCTGATAAGAGAGCAGATAGTATTGATGCAGCATGGAATGGTTTTCAGAAGGGGCAGGGTAAGGCTTTTGAATACATGTTTGATATTATTACAAGGATGCGTAGAATTGGCGTTGCTGTAATTATTATTGGTCATGTTAAGAACAGAGAACTTACCGATATTGCAACAGGAACAACATATCAGACATTAACTTCTGATGTTGAAAAAGTATATTTCAACCTGTTAAAGAAGAAGATGCACTTTTTAGGTCTTGCTTATTATGACAGAACAATTATTACTGAAAAGACTGGTAAGAAGAATGTTGTTACCAAGAAAGATATTACTGTAAATAAGATTTCTGAACAGACAAGAAAGATTAAATTCAGAGATGACAATATGGCATTGGATAGTGGTTCAAGATTTGCGGATATTGTTGATGAAATCCCTATGACAGCAGATGATTTTGTTATTGCCATCACAGATGCAATCAAAGCAGAACAGTCTAAGTCTGGCAAGTCTTTTGATGAAACAAAGGCAGAACAGGAAGCAAAAGAAGCGGAAAAGTTGAAAGAGATTGCCAAGGCAGAACAGAACAAGAAGGAAGCAAAGAAGCTTGAAGATGTGGTATCAAAGATTACTGATTTTATCAAAGAGAACAAGTCTAATATGGATAAGATCAAGCCTATTATTGCAAAGTCAAAGGAACTTGGATATGATAATCCGACTCTGATTACGGATATTGACGATGCCAATAAGGTATTAGCACTGATTTCATAAATGAATTTTGACTATATCTAATATAAACACGCTGCTTAATTTAGTGGCGTGTTTATATCCCAAAAGGAGTATTTATGAGAGCAAAAATAAATAGAGAGCCGAAAGGTAATGATGAGTTTTATGAATTATGCGCTTATATTGAAAAAGAATTCTATGGATATGATGAAAATCAGCATTTAAAAAAGCCAGCTTGCTTATGGTTGAGAGGATTAATGAATGGCAAAGAAGCTGGATGGGTAGAAGTAAATGGTGTAAGTAATTATCCAATAAAAGTTGCTTTGATTGCGTTTCAAATAAATAGAAATAAAATTTTGAATACAATTCAGAATTTAGACTTTAAGTCTGAAGAAGCTAAAATGAAATATATTTGTTCAATAGTTAGTCATGATATTGATAATGTATATATGAGATTGAAGCGAGTAGAGAAATCAGAGGAAAATATAGATAAGTTAGACACTAATATTTTATCTCATAATGGTGGTGAATATCAGAAAAAGACAGAAGAATTAAGAAATAAAAGACTAAATGAATTGTGGTAAGGTGGTGAAAAACATATCAACAGTAAAATCTTCCACAAAGGGAAAGAAATTAAGTGCTTTTGAACAGGAATTAATTGATACAATCAAAAAAATAAATGAATACAAAGAAGCAGCGGAGGCAAATATAGTATCAATTTTATATAAGGTTCCAGATGCTATTTATGACACAAACTTAGAACTTGAGGAATTTAATAATAATATTTGGAGAGTCTATTGGACGATTGCAAATGATATTATCAAACTAGAAAAGAAGAGTTCTCTGGATGATATTACAGTCGGTTTATATCTCGAAAAACATTCCAAACTAAGAGCAAAATATGATGAATATGGTGGATATGACACTATTGTAAACGCTGGTACATATGTCAAAGAAGAAAACTTATATGGATATATCCAGGAATTACGAAAGTGGAATAGTGTAATTAAGTTGGCAAAACGTGGTTGTCCTGTAAAAGATAGACTCAGCGAATATTGTGATATGACTGCTGAGGAAATATATAATGAGTGGGAAGCATTTATCAATGATATTTTTGTGAATGTAGATTGTGATGTTAAAAGTTATGATATTGCAGATGGAATTGATGAATTGATAGATGAATTGGATGAAGGGGTGGCACTTGGACTTCCATATAACAATATGGATATGCTAACAAGAGAAACAGGAGGGCAGTATTTAGGATGTATTACACTTGTTGGCGGTCTTAGTAATGTGGGTAAGTCTACCTTTGCAAGAAATGCAGTGATACCAACAGCCATTAAGGAAAAAGAAAGAATTGTTGCTATGATCAACGAAGACAACCTAAAGAAATGGCAAAGAGAATTACTGGTATTTGTTGCTAACAATATTATAAAAGAAGATTTACAGAAACATATTGTTAGGGATGGACATTATACAGAAGATGTCAAAGAATTATTACATAAAGCTGCCGATTGGATTAAAGAACAGACTAAAAATCATATTCTAACAGTTATACCATTTAAGCGATATAAGACATCCAATGCTATTAAGGTACTAAAAAAGTATTCAAGTATGGGTGTAAAGTATTTTATTCTTGATACTTTTAAGATGGATGCTGGAGCAGTAAGTGATAAATCTTGGTTGGAACTTCAACAGAATATGGTTGAAATTAATGATGTGGTTAAACCAGAGTCAAAGAATCTTCATATTCTGATTACATTCCAATTAGCAAAAGGAAGTGTTAAGCAAAGATATTACACACAGGACAATGTTGGTATGGCAAAGAATATTATTGATCCTGTGTTTACATGCATTATGATACGGGATTTATATGATGATGAATATACTGGTGAGCGAAGAGAACTAAAAGTGTATCGTTTGGAAGGTAAAAATGGAAAAACAAAAATTCCTGTTAAATTAGATAAGGAAAAACATTATCAAATTTTATTTTTGATAAAGAATAAAGAAGGTTCTACAGGACAGTATCAAATTGTGGTAGAGCATGATATGTCAAGAAATGTTATGAAAGAAATTGGCATTACCAATGTACCAGTAGATTTTTAAGGTGGTGATTATGAATATATGACCGTTATCGAGTTAAAGGAGTGGATATACAGTAACGGTAAGATTGAGTTTATTTTAAATGAAATTGGGTGCGGTCATATAGTCTACCA